AGAAGATATTGTTAGACATAAATTAACCAGTTATTTTATAGATTTATTTGAAGACGAACAAAATAAATCTAAACAAGAAAAACAAATAATACCAAAAACAAAAACAATCAAAAAACCTGCATTTTTTGGTTCTATATTTAAATTTTTTAAATAAATCTAAAGTTTATTATTTTTTTTTTATTATTTTTTATTTACATTATTAAGTATTTTAATATCTTTGTGTATTAAATTATATAATATGATAGTAAAAACTAATAAAACATGGCTCGATTAGGTGTTAGTTTAAATGAAGTTCTTCGTGATTTCATAGGGCAGTTAACCCATACATACAACAAATATATCGCTGAGACTAATATAAAAGAAGGCGATGTCACAAACTTCAATTTAATCGAATTCTTTAAATTTGATAACGTAAACCAGTTAAATAGTTTTATATACTTAGAAGCTGCACAAGAAATATTCGCACATGCAGACCAATTAAGTGATGGTCTGATGACACACTTCAATAAATTTTTAATGGATATTAAAGATGATGGAGAACATGAAATAGAAATAGTTAGTCGTGAAGTAAATAAAGCAATCCCATCAACGTTTTTCTTCCTTTCAAAAACAGCTTGTATAGCTGATAGATATAGATTTGTTACAAAACATGAAGAAGAATGGGATGGTATTGATATATTAATAACAGCAAACCCAAATGCATTATTAAACAAACCTAACGGTAAAATTAGTGTTAAAGTAAACGCTTCATACAATAAAGACATACCATCGGATTACGAAATAGATTCAATACTTGATTTCATTAATAATGAAGAATTAAGAGATAAAATAATAAACACAAAAATAACATTATACGAAGAACTATAAACATGATTGAATTTGGAGGAACCATCTATTACATAGATATCGATTGGTTAGATAAAGTGATTACACCAAAAAATAGCAAACCAGATGATGAAGTTGTATTTACTGAAATTAAAACTACTTACGATAGCAAAGATGTTATGACAGGTTATGAAGTAAATAAAACAATTAGCCTTAAAGGTAAAGAAATTGAAGGACCCAAATACGATATCGTTAGAGAAATGATTATGGTCTTATTAAATAGCGAAGAACCAGCAGACACAGCTTTAGGTTCTGAAAGAGCATTAAACGAACAATCACTATCATATAAATTAGCTTTTAATACCTTAATGAATTATGGTATTTTAAAAGAAAAAGAATAATAAATAATAATAACAAACAAAAGAAATGGAAGAAAAAAAACAACAAATCGAACAACAAGTATCTCAAATCAAAAGTGTTTTAGAGAACTTAGAAAATAAAAATTTTAATCTATATTTTTTCACTTTAGACACTAAAGGTAACCCAACAGCTGGTATTGCAAACATATACGAACATGTTAAAATGTTAAATGAGTTAGGTTATAAAGCAGCTATTTTACATGAAAAAAATGATTACAAATTAAAAGGTGATGAAAATGGTAACGGTATTTCAGACTGGTTAGGTGATGAATACGCTAATCTACCGCATGTATCTATCGAAAGCCAACAATTAAATGTAAGCCCAGCTGATTTCATTGTAATCCCTGAAATATTTTCAAATATCATGGACCAAGTTAAAGGTTTTCCTTGCAAAAAGATTGTTTTTTCTCAAAGCTATGACTACCTATTAGAATTACTACCAATCGGAAAACGATGGAATGTTGATTATGGGTTCAATGATGTAATCACTACATCACAAAAACAAGCACAATACTTAAGCTCATTATTTCCATCTATTAACACACATGTGGTACCAGTATCGATACCTACTTATTTTAAAGATAGCGATAAACCAAAAATCCCAGTTGTATCTTTAGTTACTAGAAACCAAGGTGATGCTGCAAAAATAGCAAAATCTTTTTACTTACAATACCCTATCTATAAATGGGTTACTTTTAAAGAATTAAGAGGCTTACCAAGAAAAGATTTTGCAAATGAATTAGGTAAATCCTGTTTAGCTGTTTGGGTTGACGACACCGCTGGTTTTGGTACTTTCCCACTAGAAGCGATTGAATGTAACACACCAGTTATTGGTAAAATCCCAAATTTAATCCCAGAGTGGATGGAAACAAAAGATGAGAACGGAAACGTATCTATTAAAAATAATGGTGTTTGGACAAATACAACTATTAATATTCCAGAATTAATCGCTACATACATGAAAGTTTGGTTAGAAGATAGCGTTCCTTCAGACTTAACCGAAGGTTTAAATGAAAGCAAAGGATTATATACTTCTGAAAAACAAAAAGATGTATTAACTAACGTTTATTATGGTTTAGTTGAAAACAGAAAATTAGAATTAAATAATATCATCACTAATTTAACTAATGAATTAGAAAAAATAAAAGAAGAAACTAACGTTTAATAAAAATAAATAAAAATGGAAAACAAGACTAATATTTCGGTTATCATCCCCGTACACGAATTAAACGATGAAACAAAAAAATTATATTCTAACGCTGTTCAAAGCGTTATCGAACAAACAACACAACCAGACGAATTAATTATTGTCGTACCCAAAAACTCAGACGTTAGTAAGTATGTTACCAATTTTGATTATGGTGATTTTAAGAAATCAGTAACCATAGCTGAAAATGATGGAGAAACCGATTTCTCATCTCAAGTTAATTACGGTGTCTCAGTATCAAAATCAGAATGGGTTAGTGTTTTAGAATTTGATGATGAATACGCTAAAATTTGGTTAAAAAACGTTGTTAATTACAGAGAAAAACATAAAGATGTTGAATTATTTTTACCAATCGTTGTTGATGTTGATAGCAATTCTCAATTCATTGGATTCACTAACGAAGCTGTTTGGGCTAATGGGTTTGCACAAGAATTAGGTAAATTAGACGATGATGCTTTATCAGCATACCAGAACTTTAATATCGATGGTATGGTAATTAAAAAATCAGTATACCAAGAATTAGGTGGTTTTAAAACAAATATTAAATTAACATTTATTTACGAGTTCTTATTGAGAATGACATTTAAAGCAGTTAACATTATGGTTATACCTAGATTTGGTTACAAACACGTAAACCAAAGAAATGGCTCTTTATTCTCAAGTTATAAAGAAACTCTAGACCCAGTTGAAGCTAGATGGTGGTTGGCGCAAGCAAAAAAAGAACGCTATTTCCAAACTGATAGACAAATAACGTATGAGACTCAAATGTAAAAAATGGCTAATAAACGAGGACGAAAAAGAACAAACGAAATGTATTTTGGTCCAGAAGAAGAAGAAGCCGTAATTAATTTTTTACAATCAACAAGCGAAATAGAAAGGAATCTGATTTTTAACGAGTGGTTGAAAGCACCACTCGATAAAATGATAGAATCGATAATAAGAAGGTACAAATTATATAGAAAAAGCGAATCATTTGAAGAACTTCATAGTGATACTCTTTCATTTCTAATGACAAAAGTACATAAATTCGAAACTGGAAGAGGTAAAAAAGCTTATTCATATTTTGGAACCATAGCTAAACACTACATTCTTGGATTACTAATTAAAGATGAAAAATACACAAAAAGTACGGCTTATGCCGAAGACTTATCTGAAAACATAGAAGAAAGAGATGATTTATCATATGTAATTGATGATGACGTTTTTTCAATGGATGATTTCATTAAATCTTTATCTAATGGTATTAAAAAAGAGTTAAACGATGAAACCCTACCAGTTAAAAAAAGGTTAAGCGAAAATGAAAGAAAAGTGGGTTTATCACTTATTCATATTTTAGAAAATTGGGAGAATATATTTGATACAATGAATGGTGGTACAAAATACAATAAAGTATCGGTACTAGACACCATGCGAAATTATACAAATTTATCAACCAAAGATATACGTTTAGCAATGGGTAGATATAAGTCAATGTATGAATTATTGCGCCAGCACGGCCTGTAATGGCAATCTTTTACGATAAAACTATAAATATAGATATTTATAATAAAACTAAATACTATGCCACGCAAAAAAAGAACAGACGTAAAGGTCAATAACACTGATTCATTAGAATCATTAATGCAAGAAACATATAATGACGCTTGTTTACAAATAAATGATGCTCAAAAAACAATTAATGAGTTATCAACTAGTGTACCACAAACAGAACTAGATGTTGATGATTTAACAAAAATAGCTAAAGAAAAAGGGAATCTATTAAAAGTTAAAGAGTCAGGTATTAAAATAAAACTAGAGCTAGCAAAACTACAAAGCGATATCCTTAAAAATCGTGGAGATGTTGATGCAGCTGTATCTGAAAGAAGTTCTGGTTCTGCATCGTTAAATGATTTCAGAACGATACGAGCAATGCTTAAAGAAAATAAACCAGATGAATTAGAAAACGAATAACATGGCAATAATTGATAAGAAAAGGAAAATTTTCGGTAATATTGCAGCTGCAAGAACTTTAACTGAAGGACTACCTCAACTTAAATTAAGCTCTTCGTTTCCGTCAATAAATAATGGCGGTAATTCAATAACGTTTTTAACAGATTTAATTAAAGCATTAATAGGTTACGAATCTCTAGTTGAAACAATAGTAGACATACTAACACATTCAATATCAGACATTGAACGTGAAATTAAAACAGGTCTAAAACAAGAACTAAAAACTATTGTTAGTTGTGGTGTAAATCCAAGTCTACCACCATTTATTAAATCAAATGGTTCTGGTATTATTATTGAAGTTAATAAAATAGATTTCTTAGATATACTTAGGACAAACCCAAATTCAGATGCTGGTAAATTGTTATATAATGATATAACAACACCAATCACTAATAGTAGTGATTTAAATACATTCCTATATGGTGTAATACAAAACGAAGGAACAACATACACATGGAAAGGAATGCTAGACTTCACATTTAACCAAAACGGTATAAATGGAGGTCCAAATAATACCTTAACAATAAAAACAAATTCATCTTACGACAGTAAAACCTTAACCGATTTAAATAACGATTTTATAAATAGTTTATCTCTTTTTAATTCAGAAAATATTGTTAATAGACTTATTGATATTATATTTGGTTCAATATCTGTAAGTATCAAAAAAACTAAAAAACAATTAGAAAACGAAGCCAAGATAAACAATGTTATTGACAACATAATAAACTCAGACAGTGATGATACGATAAGTGATGATTATTTTGTATTTACAAACGAAGAAATATATAAACAAGAACAAGAAGCTGACCTAAGACAAAACGGTATTATAAAATTAGAATGTTGTAATAAAATATCTGCAAGCGTACCTATTGACATGCTTAGTACATTTACAAATGAAATGTCAACAGCAACACCACAGACTAAAAAATCAGTAATAGCTAGCAATTTAGATAAAATGGCTACACAAAATACTGCTAACTCAACTAACCCAGTAGATAAAACAACAATAAAGTTAAATTTTATACAACAATTAATAAACAATTTAGTTAAGAGTATAATCGGATTATTATTAACACCTAAAGTAGTTATTATATTTTTAATAAATTTTAAAATAATTTATGGTACAGCATCAGAGTTTGATGGTGGTGTTGATTTTATTAAAAAAAATAAAAACTTAATTAATAATATAATGAAAAAAATATCTGGTATTATTATAAAAATATTAACAGCTATTGCATTAAAAAGAATAACTGAATTAGTAACAGTAACTGAAGCAAAAAAAGAAATAGATAAAAATAAAGCAAAACTAACACAAATACTTAGCTTAGTTGGTGTACCACAAGATGCGCTTAGAATGATTAAAGGGTTATTATAATGAGTAATAAAAACGAAAATAAAAAAGAAACAAACGCTAGTAGTAAATTTGATTTAACATCTATAAGTGGTGTTTTAAATTTAGTATTAACAGCTTTCTCATTACCAGAAAAACCAATTGCACCGCTACCACCATTCTTAATAATGACTGGCGCAAAATTAAGACCAGGTTTATCAGCAAGTGCAATATCAGCTAGAATAATATCAAGACAATCAGAAGCTGGTTTACAAGTTGGTGATGTATTTGCTGATGGACCAAACACAACTGAAGCTTTAGAAACAATACGAATTGAAGAAATAATTAACGCAATACATAATGAAGCAAAAGTTGATGTAGTGATACCGCCAGGAATACAAGTAACAACAATTGGTGTTGGTAATTTAGGTGCACCTGTTGCCAGTCAAGGAGCTACAACAACAATGGGTATTGGTGATGGGATAATTAGATAATAAAAATAGTTTCATATGAACGAATTAGATAGTAAAACAAATAATGAAATATTATTTTATATCAAACAATTAGAAGCCGACCATGAAAGCATTAAATTAAGAATGCTTAAAGATTTAGAAAAATTGGAAGATATTGAAAAAGAGTTTGATAAAGCAAATAAATTAATTGTTAAAAGATTAAAAGGAGAAAGTTAAGTGTATTTTATAAACGAAGGAACAGATAAGGTAGCTAGAGGTGGTAATGATGTATACAACAATTTAGATTACTTTGATTTAATTAAAATTGGCGTTGTTGTTAATGTTAATGATGACAAAAACTTAGGTAGAATTCAAGTTAGAATTAAAGGCCCAAAATCTAGAGGTGGTGATGACAATGTAATTGACAGTGAATTACCATGGTGTTTCCCTTTAATACCTAAATTTTTAAACACACAACCAAAAATAGGTGAAGCTGTTTATATCTTTGTTTTTAATAAAGATAAAGAACACATCGATAGAATGTATGTCGGACCTATTATATCACAGCCGCAATTATTAAATAAAGACCCTTACTATACGTCAGCTATTGCTGGTTTTTCATTTGGTAGTGAATCACCAAATAAAAACGTAAACCAAATACCAGAAATTATTGGTGTTTTCCCAAAACAAGAAGACATATCAATACAAGGACGATATAATACTGATATAACACAAAAAAACAATGAAGTATTAATAAGAGCTGGAAAATTTATAGCGTCAACACCAAATGAAAACAACCCTTACGAATTCAAATTTAATAATGTAAACCCAGCTTATATTCAAATTAAAAACGATGTTATAACTAAACCAAAATCAAATGGAGAATTAGAAGAAAGAGGCACTGTTACAAATATCGTTTCTAATAAAATAAACTTGTTAACACACAAAGATGGAGCCCCT